CCACCGTCATTCCCAGCTTGCGCGCCAGCGCGAACACAAACCGCCGCTCCGGCGCGCGCTCTAGTTTCCCTGGGCTTCCTTCTGGCTGTCGGCCGCCAGCCCGTTCTGCCGCAGCACAGCCTGAGCCAGCTCGCTGATGATGGCGTCCGGCCCGTCTACGTCGGCAGCCGTCGGCCACAGCTTGGCATGGTCGCCGTCGTGCACGGCCAGCGAAAGCAGCTGTAGCAGCCAGTCAGGCTTCAGCGTGCCGTCCTCGTTGGCGCTGGCGGTGCGCCACGCCTCGCGCTCGCGCACGGTCAGGTCCTTGACCTGCACCACCACAGCGCCGCCTGCCGCCTGCACCTCTTGAAAGGTCGGCTGCAAGGCGGCCAGGATAGCGTCGCGCTGCATCAGTAGGCGCCCGACGTGTCGCGAGTCACGGTGCCAGACACCTGAAGCGTGGCAGAGAATGACACCACGCCGTCAAACGCGGCGTTGTGCTCGTAGTTGGTCACGATCATGCTGCCAGTATAGCCGGGCTGCGTCAGGCTGAAGTTAGGCGAAGCGTTCGTGGGGTTCAGCTTAAAGGTCACCAAGCTGCTGTTGTTGTAGGCGGTGGCCAGAATAGCGTCGATCGCCGTGGCTCCTGCACCATCCCACCGTCCCGACAGGCTGATCGTGGCGCCCTTCAGGCCCTCGATGTAGTCCCGTGCGCTGTCGCCCATCGTGGTGGTCTCCAGCGCGTCCTTGGTCAGCGGCTGGCTGATGTTTGTCAGATACGACGACACCTCATCAGAACCGATCTTGACCTTGTAGCCCTTGCCTGCGACGAATGCCATGGGGTCCTCCTAGAACCGATCGAATGCCACTTGAAACGTGATGCTGGTAGATGCCACCGACAGGCGGGCGCGCACGTAGCGGTTGACCGTGCCGGCCACCGTGGTGCGCGTGGAGCTGGTGCCCGTCAGCCCGCTGAACGTTGCCAGCGTCGTGAACGTCACGTTGTCGGTGCTGTGCTCCACCAGGACGGTGGCGGCCACGCCGCTCTGCGCGGTCACGAAGATGTATGCCGCACCACCGGCCGACGTGCCGGCGCCGTTGTCCACGCTGGTGTAGCTGCCGGTGCCCGTCTCGGCGCCAAGCGCGTGCAGGCTTACGGAACGCTCCCAGCCGCCATCTACCTGCAAGCTGGCGCCGAAAGTCACCAGCCCGTCAAAGCTCGCGCCCTGCTCGTACTGGGCGTCCCAGACGCGGCCGCAGTAGACGGGCGTGCCGATGGCCAGCCCACCCAGCCCGATGCACACGTTGGTCACGTTGCTGCTGGCGAAGGCCCCCTGCACCTGCTCGTCCTGCGTGTCGTCGGCGCCGTCGAACAGCCCCGACAGTGTAGCCGTGCCGGCCTTCTGGCCCTCGATGTAGTTGCGGCTGCCATCGGTGAACACCGTGGTGTCCAGCGTGTCCTTGGTGGCCGCCAGGCTGGCGTTCTTCAGGTACGCGGACAGGTCAAACGCGCCAAGGATGACGCGTGCGCCCTTGCCTGCTGCGAAAGCCATCTAGCCCTCCTCATCGGCCGGCACGGCCTCGGGGTCGTCAGGGTTCACCGCGTCGGCTGCGGGCTGCTCGGCCGCAGGCGCGTCCTGCGCCACAGGCTTGGCCTTGGGATCGATGACCAGCCCAGCCTCGACAAGCCACGGGCTGTCGGCCACGACGGCATCAGGCACCACGTCCCCGGGCTGGAACTCTGCCTGCGACGGGTCATGGAATAGCTGCGCCTTGGCCTTCCAGGTCATGCCAGCACCTCGATTGTGAACTCAGCGCCCAGCAGGGGCACCCCTGAATAATCGTAGACGCCCACGCCTTGCGCGGACAATACCCTTGCGAGGTTGCAGGCCCCGCCCAGTGTCGTGTCGCCCTCGATGGCGTCGGCCACGCTGGTGGCTGCGCCGGTGCCCAGATACCCGTCCAGCTTGTCCTGCGCGGCCCTGTCGCTGGCCTTGGCCACCAGCACCCGCACGGTGATCTGCGTGCGGTTCCACGCCTTGCCAAGGCTGGCCCCGTACTGGATCAGGCTGGGCGGCGCGACAAGGGCGGCAGGCGGCGCGAAGCCATCGGGCAGAACGTCGTAGCAGCGCAGGCCGCTGATGGTCTGCAAACGGGTTTTCAGCCCGTCTCGGATCGTGCTGATGTTCATGCCTGTCCCCCGCCAGCGATGTGCCGGCTGATGCCGTCGCGCACCTCCACCCACCGCTCGCCAATGCGCCCGCGCAGGTCCTCGATGCTGCCGCGCAGGAAGCGCCGGGGCATCAGGCCGCCACGCTTCGCGATGGCACGCGCGATGGCGTAGCCGCCGCCGAAGCCCAGCCCCTTGCGCTTGGCGTACCAGAACAGCGCAGCCACCGGCCGGCCGTCCTCGTCACGGTTCAAGAAGGGGATATGTCGCACCTTAGGCCACGACGGATGATCGTGCGTGGTGCCCGTGCCGTATTCCATGTAGGGCGCGTAGCGCACCCGGCTGCCGACGTCCACGTAGCGCGGTGGCTCCTGCTGGTCGACCTCGTGGAAGATGCTCGACCGCAGCAGGCCGACGTTCACGGGCGCCCGCAGCCGCGCCTCGCTGACGATCAGGTGCCCCACGCCGTCCAGGAACAGGCGCGTGCGCTGCCCGACGTCCACGCTGTTCAGGCTGCGCACCAGACGGTCGAAGCCGTCCAGCCGCACCTGTATGCTCAGCCCGTCAGCCACTACACGAGGTCCGTCACGCCCAGCCGCCGGAACGGTGCCAGCAGCAGCCGGGCCGTCGGGTCCATCGCTGCCAGCTGGATCGCCTGGCCGACCTCGCCACCGCCAGCGATGCCGAACGGCGCATCCTTGCGACGGAACATGGCCGCAGCCAGCAGCAGGCACGCCTGCTTGACGGCAGGCGGTGCGCTTGCCGCATACCCCCACGTGCCCGTCACCTTGATGCCGCGCCTGTCGGTGATGAAGGTCTTGGGGCTGTCTGGCACGATGGCGAGCTGCTGGTACGGCAGGCCGAGCTGCTGGGCGTTGTCGGGCAGCAGATCCACGTCGCCGAGGTCCACGGTGTCCGTGTAGGTGCGGTTGGCTTGCAAGTCCTGCACGATCGCCGTGATGGCTGTGGCGTCGTCGATGATGACGCGCAGCGGGTCCAGCGCGGTGAAGTATCGCTCCTGGCTGCCGGCGGTGTAGAAGCGCGTGCCGGTGAACTTGTCGATCTGACGGCTGGCTGCTTCCACGCACGCTTCCAGCATGGCGTCGTCCTGCGTGTCGCTGGTGTCGATGGACAGCCGCGCCTTGATCTCTGACAGCGTGGCGTAGCCGTTGGTGATGGCCACGTGCTACCCCTTCCGCCGAACCATGCGCGCAGGCTTCTGCACGACGGCCACGGGCGCGGGCTGTTCGTCGTCGGCTGCCTTCACCTCGGGCGCGGCGTTGTCCTCGACGGGCGCGAAGCTGGCCGGGCTGTCAGCCAGCAGGGCAGCGATCAGCGCCGCCTGCTCGATGACGTCACCAACCTTGAACGCGCCCAGGCTGCTGCTGTAGCGGCTGATGCACTTGATCACGCTTAAGCCTCCAGCGCGACGTGCGCGCGGAACGTGGCATCAGCCGTGCCCGTCTCGGTCACAACCAGGCGCAGCTGCGGCAGCAGCGGGCCAAGGACGCGGCTGTAGTAGCCGGTGGCCACGTTCTCGGTGATCTTGATCTCGCTCACCTGCGGGATGGTGGCCCACGGGTCGCCAGCGTCGTGCCGGCCCTGGATGGTCACTTGCAGATAGTTGCCGCCGTTGTTGCCGCTGCCGGTGCTCTGATCCACGAAGATGGCGGCATTCTTAAACCACCCAATGTAGGCGTTGCTGCCGGGGTCGTTGATGACGTGATACGTGTTGAACACGTCACCATCCACGGCGCCGGTGCGCTGTGCAGGCGCCAGCGCCTCGATCATCTTCAGGCTGCCCAATGTAGGGCTGTTCATGTTCCCCTCCTGTGCTGTAGGCCACGCCAGCACCCGCCAGCGTGGCCTACGTTGCGTCCGTTCCTACGCGCCTTGGCAGTCCAGCAGCACGTAGACGATGACGGCCAGGTCAGCCGTCACAGCGTCCCACGAAGCGGACGTGGTGATCTCCACGCCCAGCTTGTCGCCCGCCACGAAGCGCACGGCATCCGCCTGGAACACAGCACGCGCGGCCGTGGCCGTCGTGATGGTCTGGGTGGTAGCTGCAGCCTCGGTGCCGCCGAAGGTCACGCCCACCGCCAACGAACCAGCCGTGGCCGCCGCCGACGTGTCCACGCTGATGCCCACGACGCTGCCGGCCCAGGGCATGGTGATGCCCTGAACCGCCAACGCCATGCCGCCGCTCACTTCCTGGATGTTCAGCTGCGCATCCGTCTGGGATGCCGCGACGGCGTCCTGGACGAACACGAAGGGAACGATCTGCCCACGGGCAGCGATCTGCTCGAATACTGGCATCGCGCTGGCCTACAGGCTGATGTTGTAGAGAACCGCAGCGCCGTTGATGGACGAAGCGGAACCCGAGGGAGCGTAGCGGCCGAAGCCCAGACGGAAGCGGGAAACCAGGCTGATCTGGCCCATGCGGGGATCCCGCACGAGGTCGAAGCTGATTTCCTTGCGGATGCCCACCGCGAACGCCTGCTTGTTCAGCAGGACGATCTGGCCCTTGGTGTTGTTCGCGGCCGTAGCCGAGATCTTGCCGTCGGCCTCGGTCAAGCCCATGGCCATCGTGGCGATGACGGGGTTGCCGAGGATGTTGGCAACCTGGCCGACCTTCACGCCGGCCTGCGGGCCGAACTTGTCGACGGTGACGGCCTGATCCAGCAGCCCGATGGCGTCGGCCGATCCGGGGTCGCAGACGAACAGGAGGTCGTCGGCGTTGACGGGGTGGCCCCAGTCCAGCAGGTAGGTCTTGTCCACCATCAGGCCCTTGAGCGCGGCCAGCTTGGCGAGCGAGAGCGCGCCGCCGCAGTCCGAACCATTGGCCGTGTTGTCCACAAGGCCGACGTGGCGCAGGCCGTCGAAGGCCAAGTAGTACTTGGTGTCTGCCGGATCGGCGTCATCGCTGTTGATGTTGCCGGTGGCGGCGTTCGTGGTGTCGCCGTTCAGGATGACGGCGTCGCTGTAGAACGCGACGGCGTTGGCCAGCATCTCGCGCAGGAACGGCACGAAGGGGATCAGCGAATCCTCCTCAAGCTCCTCCGTGAACACCTGGTTGAACAGCATGGTCTTGGCGGTCACCAGGACGTTGTTGCTGCCGGCGCGGGCCGTCTCGGTGCGGAAGCTGTTGGCCGTGGTGTTCTCACCCACGAGGTCAGGCTCCGGCAGGTCAGCGGCCACGGGCAGGTAGGCGGTGGGCGCAGTCATCTCGAAAGAGCGGATCTGGCCGAAC